CTAGAGCCGCTAGAGCCACGATCTCGTCCATGCCCTGCGTCCACACTGAACTCATGTCTATAGTACCGCCCCCGTTGGCGGTACGGTAGTCAGTGTCGTCTAAAAGAACGCTGTAACGCACGGTCTGGAGATCGGCGTCAGCCGCCCATACTCGCCCAAAAGCAGCGACGGCGCTGTTGCCGTCGGGACCCGTTCCAGTGTAGCTAGCGTTTGCAAAATCGCCGGACGCTCTTTGGATCGGTGTATGACCCCGCTGAAAACCGAGCACTTTATTATTAAAGTTTACAAATTGCCAATAGTCCGCGGTGGGGGCAGACGAGGACGTGATATCATTGCCGGAATCTGTAAAGTCGTCGACATCTTTGTATATTTTATTAGCCGCAGTAGAAATAACTTCGATAGTCCCCGCTTCGTTGACAAACTGGTGCATAACGTCAATTTGCGGAGTACCACTGATAGCGTTTGTCGTAACATTAGCCGTACCTTTACGAGCAGCTAACCGGCCCGAGCTGTTAATAATGCCGTTACGTGCTTTAGTGGCCCACTGAGGCGCTAACAACGTACTGGAAGCCTCGGTGTTTAAACCGAGTGACCCCGGCGCGATAACGTCAATAGGAAAAACGTTAGCCATTATCGTTCCAAAAAGACGGTGCTGTCCGCCGGGGACATCTCAATACCTACGGCGGCAGAGTGTGCATCCGTGTACGCCAGCCAAAGCGTCGATCCTTCCTTACCTAATTCGTCGCCACGTTCCTGATTGGCTTTTAATAATGCTTTTGTCCAAACCGGACGAGAAGGAATCGTGATAGACGTAGTTTCCAGAGCGGTAGAAGATAACTCTGCTTGCGGAATAAACAGACGCATCTTCAAAGTTCTCGTCTCAGACGGAGTCGGATAAACTTTCATTTTTAAATTGTCCGTATCCGCGTAGATTGCAAAGTGTGTCGGACGCTCTGAAGTTTCGTTATCGTCAGTAAAGTGTACGCGCTCCATTTTTTCTTGCGTCCACTGTTTTAGACGGTGCTCGCTGCTGTCCGTTACGTCGAATACTTGCGCCCGAGAGCTAGAGCCAATGCGAAAACCTTCGGTGCGACCCCCCTCGTGGACCGTCTCATACAAAAGCCGGGTGCGATCGTTAGTATTAACGTCCGCGTTCCCGGCTGCTGTCAGTGTGTACTCTGAGGTCGAGGCAGACAAAGTCACGGTAACGGTTTGTCGTAGAGCTTGCCACGCCCAACCGCTTTCCTCAATCTCTTCTTTAGCTTCGTTGAGAAACTGGAGGATCATAAGCAGGTAGTCATCAGTCGTGGAGGACGTACCGGACTCCATCAACAGACCAAACTGGCGCAGTCCTCTGAGTACCTTGTTAATCGCTTCTCTAGTCGTCAATGTCTAATCCTCTAGCTCAATTTGGTCAGTTTTATCCATGACCCTCTATGTACTGTCGTGGCTGCACCGTCACTGGAATTTTGCGCCCACTCAACGGTAAACGTTCCACCGGTACTAGCGTTACTTTGGATAAATCCAGAAACTACAAATCCATGCTCGTTGTCGTTATTTGCATCGAGAATAACGGTGGAAGTAGCTATATTAGGCCCAAAATCTCCCTCATTCGTACCTCCCGAGTTTCGGCCCGTCATTACCCACGCACCGTCTTGTGGTGTCTGTGTAAAAGAGCCCCTAAATTTAATATCTACCCCGCTATCAGTTGACGTATGCAGAAAGCCCTCTACCATATACCAAGTGTCGGCGTCCATAACGAAACCCGCTAGGTCTGCGTCGTCGTTGTAACTACTGTCCGACGTTATCGCTGCATCAGAGGTCTTGTACTTTATTTGCTCTTTCGGAATTTTCCAATCTGAGCCCGCATCGTCAGTAAAGTACAGCGTGTTTGGAGTGTCGTTCTTTACCCATATTTGGCCGTCCGCAGTCACGTCCGCATCAGCTGCTGCTTGTTCGCTCAGGAACATAACGCCAATGTTATCTAAATTATTGCCCTGACCGTCTAGGTCGCCTCCTAGCTGCGGTGATGTATCTTCGACTACGTTAGACAGCCCCCCGCCTCCGGAAGAGGCTTCTAGGCCAATTTCGCCGCTAGAATGATCGTAAGTTAGGACGTAATTGTCTTGCCCAGACCCCACTGTCTCATTGACGTTAAATACGTAGTTGTTCGCAGTAAAAGCCGTAGCGGACGCCAGAGCTGCTTCTACTTGAGACTCTGCAATAGTTAGCGCCGCTTGATGCTGCGTTACATTCGACTCGGCAATTCTAGCATTAGCAAATGTACCGGACGTTATGTCTGACGTTGCGTGCGTATGTGTTGCAAGAGCATATCGACCGTCTAAATCTTGCGTTAAATCGCTTCCTACGTTGCGTGCGAGCGTAAGAACTCCACTGCTAGTATTAAACGATACCCCGTCAACGTGTTCATCAGCAACAGAAGGAATAGCCTCAAGCTGAATTGTACCCCCTGTATTGTCGTACGTCAGAACATAATTATCTTGTCCTGCCCCCACGGTCTGGTCAGCATCAAAGGTCAAATTGCCTATTAATACGTTGCCCGTGCCGTTTGGCTCGATATCAATGTTTCCGTTTGATACGGAAACAATCTTTTCTCCATTTACGTCTAACGAGCCGCCTAGTTGGGGACTTGTATCTTCGGAAACATTAGACAGATAGCTACCTGCCGGTTGAATTCCTGCCTCGGCAAGCGTGTTGTTAATCCACGCCGATCCGTTCCATTTCAGAAGTTCGCCAGAAGCAATACTGCTGATAGTAACATCGGATAAAGTGCTTAAAGCTTGCCCTGTTATGTCCGTTAAGTAAGTGCCAAGATCGGAAATGTCTGCCTCGACAATAGCCCGACTATGGAAATCTGATCCGTCAGCCAACAACGCGTATCGATTCGTAGCCGTGCTAGCTGCGACATCTGATAAGTCTGACAGCTCTGAGGCTCCCCCACCTCCGCCTGCAGCGGCTTCCCAGTTTACGTCTGATCCGTCGACGGTTAAGACATGATTATCACTACCTATTGGCAGAAGCGCCAAGTCACCAGAAGAATTGACATATAGAACGTCTCCCTGCGTTAGCGTGTCTGACAATAATCTTGAGGCTTTGTGCTTATGTCCCCGTCTAGCGGGGATGCGCGGATTTGCCATTATAGCTCCCCTTAATTATAATTATAAAAGTTCTCCCCCCGCCCGAAGGCGGGAGGATCACTAAAGCCTTATTAGGCAGCTGGGACCATCATAGCGCGGCAACCGCGTCCGATTTCTCCTGAAACGTTACCACGAATTGTGGAAACGCCATAGAGAGCGTCGGCAACGATCAAGTCGCCAAGTGCTTCCAGTTTGTACTGTTCCTGTACACGCGGAGTTAACTGCTCAGCCAGTACGAGCGAGTCGCGCTGGAAGAACAGAGCCGGGCGGTACGAAGTACAGTCAGACGAGTCAATAGTTTCAAGATTCGATGATACATAAATCTCAAAACCGTAGAGGTCGCCAACCAAGCCGTTGCGGATTGAGTTGTTCATGCCAACTTCGCCCACGAAAGCCTGCTCTGTGTAACGGGTGTTACCAAGCATGCGCTTCTTTTCGACCGGCGGAATCACGATGTAGCGATCCCTAGACGGAACATCTTCGTCGTCGAAGTCTTGCACAACTTCACGAACGCCTGCGTCAGAGATGGCGGAACCGTTACCGGAAGTAGTCTGGACCCATGCGGTCGTTCCGTCACCAATAACAGCGGTACTGTAGGCCGTGCCTCCGCCCCATGTAGCAGCGAGCTGCAACAACGAGGTGTCGGTCTGTTTAGCCAGAGCGTAGCCAGCGTCGTCAGTGAAGAAGCGGCGGATTGAAGGAAGACCTTGAATTTCTGCTACGTCTTCGAGCAAACGCGCGTAGTGGAAATGCTTGTCAATGGTGACAGACTTTTCAGTCGTATCAGCGTAGGTCAAAAGAGAAACAACCGTGTTCGCGGATTTCGCTGAAGCGGAGGCGCGGGTCGGGGCTGGGATGTGAATGACATCGCCCTTCTTGCCAACGTGAGGGATAAGAGATACCAACTGCGCCATAACGAGATTGCTCTTGTAGGCTGCAACAGTTTCCAAAGCCCATACTTCAGGTACGAAATCTTGAACATCGGATACGTCGATTGACGAACTAATGTTGAAGTTACTCATTTTAGGTGTGCCCTATAGTGTGTGTATTAATTGATTAGGTTAAATGTTAGCTCGATTTTACGTAGCGTCCTTCGCGCATCGCCGTCATCAATTCTCCCTGAAATGATGGCGAGCGATACTTGCCGGGGTCGCTTTGTATGAGCTTTATTACGTCTGTCTCGTAGATTAGCGGTTTCGTACTTACCGCCCCGGACGGACCTGCGCCTTCCGTTGAAACGGCTGCGGCAGCTTGAACGCCCGGATCGGGAGTGGGGTTTACCGGTCTACTTTGAACAGTGTTCGGGGCTTGCTGGGGAGCCATACTGTCTCTAAAGTCAGTAAAGTCTTCCAGTAGCCGACGAGCAGCCTGCACTTGCTCGAAACCTTCGCCTTGTGCCGCAGTAACTAAATCCTGCTGGCGGGCGCTGGTGCGATGAGCGAATTCCTGAAACTCGCGCGATGCGACAATTGTATCCAAGTCGGGAAAGTCTGTGACGAGACGTTGCCCTTCAAGGTCTTTCTCTGCCTGCGCGCGGGAAACAGCTTCCGCTTCGTCGCGTTCTTGCAAACGCTGGGTAACGACTTTATCAATAGCCCCTGCTGGGTCTAGCAATATATCGTCGCCTGACACGTCTACTTTTTCCTGATCAACATTTTGCGGCTCTGGCGCTTTTCGCTGGAGATTAGTCAGATCGTTCACTAGACCCCGGTAGGTACCCACTTCGTTGCGCACGCGGCCAAGCTCTTTCTCGGCGTTCATGTGCATCTCAGCGATTTCCTCTGTGGTCTTGCCCTTATACTTTTCGGGCAATATGGACTCCTGTTTATTCTCAGTTGCAGGGGACACAAACTGGCCGGTTTCTGAATCTCTCGGCTGGTCTTCTGTGTTTTGCCCCTCGGCGGGCAGATCGGGTGTTTCTGCTAGGATTTTCGACAGCGGTCTATGCTGGTATGGCATCTTTTATCCCTCTATATTTGGGGCCGCATAATTGCGGTTTACCCGGTTACGAGCCGTAGCTATGATGCAGTTTATCTGCGCCGTGCTCTTTATAGAACTTTCGGTCCTGCTCAGTCTTTTGCCGGCGTGTTTTAACCCATTTGTCACCAAATGATTTAAAATCCGGGTCTGTGCCCATGCTAGGATCAAAGTGCGGCGCGGAAATAATCCGCTTAGCGTCAGCTCCGCACCGGGGACATCCAATTATATTAACGGATGACTTAGCCAGTGCGTCAAACTTGACGGTGCATTCAAGGCACCGCCACTCGTACATAATTAATTTACTCATCTTCTGCTTCTTCTACCGCGTTAAGCTTTTGCTGCGCAATAGTCTCTGGCAAACTTACTAATTCGTCCAGCAATCCATACCGGACGCGAAACGCTCGTAGCTCTTCTACGTCATTTACGTTAAAAAACGCTGCCGTAGGCAACCCGTCGCGTTCCTCGGCCCACCCTTGTTTAAGCAATCCCCATCCGGGGGTATTAAACGTTTGCTCAAGTGAGCTAAAAAATTCTTTTTGCTGTGGCGTTAGTGCCATGGTTCCCTCCAGTTAGTGCTATTCTGACGTTTTCTTGGCCTCAGTCTTAGCCCGCTGAATCGACAAGGACTCTCGTTTAATCTCGTTGTCATCTCGCTGGATATCTAACGACTCTTCGTTTTGCTCTAACTGCTCAAGGTCAATGATCTTATCTAACTTAGAAAGCTCGGCCGCGTCGTCTAACATTACCGTTTCTTTTTCAATCTTGTCAGTCTCGGCACCCTTCTTCTCAGCTTCTTCCAGCAGCTTCGCAATTTCTGCGTCCAGCTTCTGAACTTGCTTGACCGGAACGGCGAGCTGCGCAGCTTGTGCTGCTTGTTCTTCCGGCGAAGGCTCTTTTTCTTGCAGAGATTTCAGAGCTTGCAGAACTTCCGATTTGACCGGGGAGCCTGAGTGCTCGAATACAGCGCGGATAATCGGCATTGATGCTGGAGAGTCCGGCCCGATGACCGATAGCAGATTGACCATGAAACCCTGTTCGATCTCGCGCGCCATCATGCCCAGCGTGCCGCGTACGCGGAACTTGTAGTCGACAGGATAGCGTCTGGAGTCGTACTGCATCTTGAGATGCGTCACTCGGCGGATCAGACGATTCATCATGTCCTCGATGTTAAACATCGTGCGCTTAGAGCGTTTAATAAACGAAGACGCGGCCAGAGCCGATCCTGTAGCGGTTTCGTCGCGGACACCGCCTCGCAAGCCTGCTGTGTCTAATGCACCAGTCGCTTGCTGGCCCATGCGCTCCAATTCCTGCATATGTGCATAGGAATTTTGGTCTGGGCCGGATATCTTGAATTCTTGGATAACTTCTGCTGGATTGCCCCGCGTGCCCCAAGCTTTGCCGGGCCATGCGTTCATGTTGCTGCCCGGAGGCATGCGCGTTAGGTCGAATGCAAACATCGGATGGTTAGCCCATGCCAAACCGTCAATACGTCCGCGCATCTCAGCGTCTTGTGCTCGCTGTACATTCGCACCTTTCTCAGCTACTCCGCGGCCATAAAATCGACCGGGGACAAGCTCGTGCTGGTAGGCTACCATCAGCCGTTCGCCAGTAATTAACGGGTTCTCGATAGCACGTAGCAAATGCGTCTCGTTTGCGAGCGTCGCAATTACTTCTACCATGTCGTTTGGCATCTCATTTAGAACCTTGTCGTCTAATTGTACGCCATTATTTTCGGCCTCCAGCGCCGCCATTAATCGGCGGGGAATTAGGCCGTAGTATTCGGTGATGTAAGCAGCTTCGCCCTTATCCTTGCGCTGACCTTCTTCCGTGTCGCCCCGGTTAACGTTCAGAGTCTTAGCTCGGAACGCGCCGATCTTCACGTCGTTGTAGTATTGCCCTTCCATCTGCTTGCGCTCAAGCGTAGGCAGAGGCATTAGGAATTCATGCGCGCAGCCTACCATGTCGTCGATGTCAGCTACAGCGGGATCAGCGACGAAGTTACCCGGCTCGATGGCGACAGGCTTGATTCGTACAATCTCTTCTTCAGCTACCCGGAGGTTGCCCTCAGAGTCGCGCTCTGGCGTCTTAACCTTCTTCGTGTTTATCTGGATTTTCAGGATACCGTTGCCGTACAAGCAGCCGTTCAGGACTGCTTTGGCAAATTCGTTGACGAATCCCTCGTCCTTCAGATCATTAACGAGCCGGACGCGGACTACGTCCATATCGGAGGTGTCTTCGTCTTCTACGTCGTCCGGCAGATCTACGAAGTATTCGCGCCCCATGACAGATTCAATAATTTCGGCAGTCGTAAGGTCTATAGACATACTTGTAAGCGGAGAGATTAGCTTAGACCGTTCTGTCTTGTAGCTCTTGTGCTGGGGCATCCAGAAACCACGCCATTTGGCGTAATACTCGTCCCACAGCCGCTCAAAATCGCCGTCTCTTAGTTTGCGCCACGGCTCTATCTTGCCCATAATTTCTGAAACAATTGCGCCGCGGGCACCGCCCTGCACGTCACGGGAATCTTCTCCCCCTGCTATCTCTCGCTCTCGTACAATGTGTCGGTTAGCCATTCATCAATACCCTGCTCGTGCATCTTGCGGCTGAAACTTAGTTGCCGCCTCAACACTGGAAATGTCAAAGTTAGTAAGCGTCTCGGGAACTAGCTGGTCTATGTACGCCAAGGCGTCTATCAAATCGTCGTGAACGTATTTAGAAGGAAACGAAACGGCTTGATCAATTAACTCGGCGTTCCACGCCCCCTTAAGTAAGCTCAAAGAACCCTTTTGTGCCCGGCC